CTGCATTAGCCGCAGTTGTAACTGTAACCAATATATAATACTGGTAATCTGTAACAACTATCTCGCTTAAAGTACTTGTCGCATTCGCCGAATCAAGCGCTGTGTCTGCTTCTACGCTTACTTGTGTAATAGTATCAATACTAGCATCTGTAACCGCTCCTGCTCCGCCTGTAACCTTTCTAAGATCAGCATCTACAGATGTTACTCCGCCCGACTTTGCACCAATAGCTCCAACTACTCTAAAACCGTTTATAACATCACCATCGTGCATTCCACTTACTGGATAAACAATTGTAGTAGCTGATTGAGATTGATCTACAAAACAAGTTCCATTATCAATGAAAGCATTTGTTCCTGTCGTTCCACTATGTCCTGCGTTACAAAGAATTGTTTTTCTTTCTAATGCATATCCTTTATTTTCTCTAAATCTTGTCATCTTAAATTCCTCCTATTTCTTTCAATTTAATATGCGAAAACTAAATAATTTCTTATTTTGTCATCGTCTCCTACTGGTATTGTTGCTTTCAAAACACCCGCAGTTACCAAAGTTGTAATTGGCTGATCCAACACAACAATCGATCCTGCAGTCGTTTCTCTAAAACCAAAAACAGCATGTACATTTGTACCACCATACTTGTTTAAATCTATTTCCAGAGTATCCGCTGCATCCGGTGTAGCATCTGTATACCAACTAAGTATTTTAACACCACAACTCGGTGTTACGTCTGTCCTTGTTCCTATTTCTCCATAAGTTACCATATCAATTACCTCCTTTAATATGCGAAAAGCAAAATTGACTTAACGCAAGTTGCTGATCCTCCTAAAGTAATAGTTACAACGCCTGCCGTTACCACTGTTGTTGGAGCAGCTTGAACTACTGCACTTCCAGTAGTCGTTTCGTCATTAACCACGATTCCATGAAGATTATTACAACCATATTTCTTTAAATCTACTGTAAAAGTATCAGCTCCACCTTCTATGGTGTCATCTGTTACTACTTGAATTATCTTTGTTCCTAAATTCGGCAAAACTTTTTTAACAGTTCCACCATAATCTACGATATCTCCTCTTGCTGTCATCTCTCATCACCTCAGTATGCCCAGATATAGTACGAATGAACACAAGTGTGCACAGTTACTGGTGTCAAAGTTAAAACTCCGGCACTAACTGCTGTCGTACTTGTATTCGCTGATACTATCGATCCTGTTGTTGTTTCATCAAATCCGAGAACACCTTTAATTAAAGTACAACCGTATTTGTTTAAATCTACTGTAAAATCATCACTTCCGCCCACAACTGTAGCAGGTGTAACTACTTCTATTAAGGTAACTCCTGAATTAGGCAAAGCTTCTACTATTGTTCCTATTTCTCCTAAATCTCCCATTTTAAATTCCTCCGTCTGTTAAGTAAAAAGAGAGGTATAAAACCTCTCCTAATACTTTCAATTATTTTATATTGTCAATGAAACTATTGAACTGTGGTGCCTTCATTATTAAAGCTTCATAAATCTTTAACATGAATTTTTGGCTATCATTTGTTTTAGCAAGGTCTTCATAAGTCATATCTTGAAGCACTCTCATTTCAATATACTCCATGTCTAAGAAAAACAATTGCTTTGCTCCTGTTGCTGTTGAAAGATATTGTGATGGAATCAACGGAATTGGCCCAACCATTGTTTCTACTACAACTCTTGATGGTACTCCAAATCCTGCAGTTCCACCCATTTCACTTGGTGAATACCTGAATTGATCTACCATGATTTTTCTAACATCAACAAGAGTACTTGAATCACATCCACCTAGAGTTGGTCTTCCACTATCAGTGTAAGCATACTCTACAGTATCTTCAATGTCACCCCAGTCAAGTGCTGCTGCACTCTTATCATTCTGGTTTGTAGTACTTTGAAGTGTTACTATTCCACTAAATTCTTTAGCAGTAGTACCAGCATCTCCATTCCACAACTTGTTTTCTTCTAACTCTCTAAGAGCCTGAGCTCTCTTCAATACCTCGTATTGTTTAGCATTAGGTGCACTTGGACTACCAAAACTTGCACTATAAGTTCCTTCTCCACTAGGCTGTAATCCTTGAACAATATAACTAGGCATTGCTGCTTGTGCTTGTCCTGTTACTCTACCTACTGAATACAAATACTTAATATCTGTACTATCCCGGCTTTCAGTATCAGTCACATCACTTTGTGCTGCATCCTCTACTTCAAAAACTGCTGAACCTTTTGCAGAAATTAAGTTATAATCTGCTGTTACACCTTGATTAGTTACTCTTGGAGTTAATTCTATCCACGGAGTAAACTTTCTTGTCCTGTCAATAATTCTCGGATCAACATAAACAGGTATCATAGCATATCCTGCTGTTCCAGCTCCCATTCCGGCAACTGATTCTGCTTTTAATTGAACTCTTTGAAATCCAATATCATAAGCCGATTTGATTTCAGAACGCATATCTATTCCAGCTTGTGGGTCAAAATACTTTGTTTTATGCCCCATAAAACCAAAAGAATGCGCATACGCTGTTCTATCATCTAAACCTAAACTCATACTTCCTACTTGTGCTTCTTCTTCTGTCATCTTAAATTCCTCCTTTATCTTATTTGGTCAATTGGGCCTTTAGATTTTGTTTCCTCAGTTGCCTTTCTTGCCTCGTCTAATTGTTCTACTCTCGACTTGAATTGTGGTTGAGACAAAATCTTGTCGAACTCCCCGATTTTTTCGGAAAGACTTTTTAATTGTTCTTTCACTTCTCCGTCTGCTTTTGCTTTTTCAGCAATCGCTTTAAGTTCAGTAACACTATTTGTTAAAGCACTAATCTTTTCAGCCAATGCTTTAGCTTCAACATTTTCAATTGATTTTTCTTCTAAAACTTCCACAGGTTTAGCTTCCGGTTTAACTTCCGGTTTTTCTTCTACCTTAGGTTGTTCATCTACCTTTTTTTCTTCTGTCATATCAATTCCTCCTATTAATTCATTGATTTCACTTTCTGACATATTATCATCAAAAATAACATTATCCTTTAAAGACTTTAACGCCACGTTCGTAAACGAAGCACTTGGATTAGCTGGATTTCCAGTAAAGGCCACATTCAACAAGTTCACTTTTTCTAACAAACGAGTTCTTGAACCATCTACTTCATTCCTATAAGAAACTTTTGTTGGAACATACGCTATTGAAAAAGCATCTAAGAACTTTTCTTTAATAGAGTTTTTTACTTCACTAAAACGTGAATGAAACTTGTTCAAAGCACACTTTATTTTTATTCCTTTAGAATCAAGTGCTGTGTCAGTAATTCTTCCAATGGGGATAATCGTCTTGTTTAATTCTCTTTCAACTCCATCTCCAGTAAAACTCTCATGCTCAATATCAAGTTTAATGTTCCTGTCTTGTAACTGCTTCAACATGTCCACCATGCAATTAGGAGTTACAATATCGTTTACTAAGTCTTTATCGCCTGTTGAAATATAGCCTTCAATCTGCTCACCGTCTGTAGACTTGAATTCGTTCGAAACAAAAATATAAGCTTTAGATTCTGGGCTAATACTATTTTTTTTACAATAAGCCGTGAATAATTTATTTCCTTTTGTTTCTCCGTATTGCTTGCACATTGCCGTGCGAAGCTTGTCGTACTTTTGTTGTAGTGGCATACTGCTTAATTATAGACACAAAGTTATTAATAAGTTTATCGGTTTCTTAACAATTTCAAAAATTATTCAATTACTTCATAAGTCAAAGTACTACGACAATTTACGTGAAAAGGATTATGATCAAATTGCTCACCTTTGTAACTAAATTTTTCGTTCAAACCAATTGTTTTTCCATTCAAATACTTACAAATAGCAGAAGTCCTATCATCTATTGTAGCAAGAACAGTCTTATTTACTTTTAATCCAGATTGACGCATAGCATCAATAGACCCAGCTGTTTCTGCTCTATTAGATTCTGTTCTAGCAATAGCATCAGCACGAACCTTTCCAACTTTCATTACACTAGAAACTCTTTTACTTAACGCAGGAACTCCTTCTCCATTCATCAAACCACGTTGCAATTCTTGTCTCAAATCGTTTCTTAATTCTTCATTCATTCCTTTCACATTATCAAACGTATAATCTTGAATAAAATTAATCGCACTCTGGTTAGGCAAGAAATTCCTATCAAGTTTTTCTTCTACACTTTCAAGTCCTTTAAAAAAATTAGCCTTAACCATGCCATCAACAGCCGCCTTTAATCCACTAAGAGAAAGTAATTCAGTTATTCGTTTAATA